ATGCATAGGGGGGGTATGATCTGCGAAGACCCCCCTCCCTATCCGAATTCAAAATTATATTTTATATTTCTATTTCTTTCTCCACCTTCTTATAGATTCCTAGGACATTCTCTTTTACAATCTCATCAATTGCTTGTTCGATTGCCAGATCCTGGTCAGCCTCAGATAATTGATTTGAATCTTTAACTATCCTTGCAAGGAAGGAGGACGTGTGATAACCGGAGCTAACATCAAACTGATACCAGGCATCATACTGATCGAAGGGGGAGAAGGGATTATCAATGGTAGTTAATCTTACTTGCTTCATCCCCATTCCTTTCATTCACTTCCTGATGTAGCTTTGTCCAAAGTACTTACTGATACACCAAGTTGATTAGCTACTTCTGCTCTAGTGTAACCAAGACTTAACATGTCATTAGCTCTCTTAGTCATACTACTGCTCATTAGTACATCACCCTTAGGTGCTGCTAACTTACGAACAGTATCCATGTCTGCATTGTTAAGGATGTCGGTTAGTTTAGATTCACTGATAGCACCTGCCTGAATTGCATCCCATTCTGATGGTGTGATGTCAATCCTTTTAGCAGCAGCACCAGTTCTTCTACGCATCTCTTCTAGAGTTTGGTATTTAATCTTGGTTAAAGTATCATCGTCCATGTTAGGATCAGCATCACGCTTAAGTTTAACTGCCGCTCCAGCTAGGATCTGGGCTTGTCTTTCAAGAGGGCGGTTTCTGACAGCGAGGGCTAGTTTAGCATTAAGGGAGTCCACCTCAGATTGATACGTTTGTTTAGCAGTGGGGGAGTATTTTGTAGAAGGTGTACGTATGGCCTCAAGACGTGCTTGATTAGCTAGGCTCTTAAGTTTGTTTGAATGTTCTGCATACAATCTCTCCATACGAGTACCAGAAGAGAGAGCGTTTGCATCAACAGCCTCTGCTAAACGAACCGTCTTAGTGAGAAGAGGTTTACCAGTACGGTAATTAACCTTACCAGTTTCCTCAAATACTTTCGCCCCTGTATTCTTATCAATTGGGCCGCCTCTTGATTGTGCCCTTGGTTGACGGTGGGGTACACGAATGTCAGAGTTAGCTCTGGAAATTAAAGTTGATGCGCCCCTTGAACCGGTTGGTTGATGTTGATACTTCTCTTGAAGATCTTTAATTCCATTGTCATTCTCAGACAACTTGTAATTTAGATTATGTTTCTCAGCATCAATAACAACCATCGAATGTCTGATAGCACGAGCTAAGTGTTCAGTAGATGCGCCTCGAAGAGACATGTCGGTGATGAGATTAGAAATCTTACCCATCTCTGTTTGAGTATTTCGCATCGGCTTCATACCCTCATATGCTGGGTACGCTGCTCGTGGATCGAAATTCTTCAAACCTTCTAGAGCTGGAGAAGTTGTCACTCGACCTTGATTGTTGGGAATAACAAGTACAGTGTCGCCATCAAAGTCTGCGCCTGACAAATGTTGAGCAACACTATGATGAATACCAACAGCATCTCTCGAATCACCAAGAAGTTTTCTTGATTCGCCATGTTTGTTATTAACAACCAATTCTGGGATCTCGAAAGTTCCACCATGAGGATGTCGAACAAGAACAACTCTTTCCCCATTCTGATAATTAGGGGCATAGATTTGTCCAGGAGGAATACTAGAAACGGGAAGAATAACATGCACTCCTTGTCTTGGGAGTGCCGCCGCCTTAAGATGAACAGACGCTGAGTCTGTGCCTTCAGCAAAATCCATAAGCAAACGCTTACGAACAGTTGGGTTTGTGAGCTTCATAATATCATCAAGATCTTTTTGTCTGCGCTCATATGTCATGTCAAGTTGAGCCTTAGCCAATGTCGGCTTTTGCTTGGACAACATTTGAGAAGACAAAGTTCTAGACCATTCAGACCACTTACCTTCTTCATTAACAATATTCATAGCTGAAGTTACACGCTCGTTGGGTCCACCAGGATCATCAATGATTTGACGACGAATATAAGACCCAAAAGGATTATCTGGATCTGTTTCAATTGGCTTCATTGCATCGAACTTATTACCAGTATTGCTCTTGTTGGTGTTGAAAACAATATCTACGCCGTCTGGTAGATCTTCTTTGTACATGGCCATGCCTTTAAGATAATGACCATCACCTACAGCAACACGAACCTGAGCATATTTAGATCCACCAAGAGATACATCAGGAACTCCAGGGCGAATATAAATTACGCCATCCGCTTGATCACCACCATCTTCTTTGTAATTGATTCCAACTCGCTTTGGGTCAAGTTTCAATGGATCATGAAGCCCATAGAAAGTTCGACCATGATCATCTGAAAATTCAGTAATTTGTTGAATATTACCTCTGTTCTTCTGAACCTCACCCCACGTTGTTCCAGGAGGACAGAGAACTTTCATATTAGTTTCATGACCAGTGCCAAGCTGAGTGATCTTTACATTATGTGTAACATAACCTTCTTCTTTCAAAATAGCAACAGCTGTATTAAGTCTTGTCGCACTTACACCAATATGATTCTCAACGCCACTACCGATGTCAATCAGGCCCTTCGAATCGACCTGATCTCGAAGCATGTTAGCGGTTGATGTGAGAACATCTGTCTTATCCTTCGCACCTGGTTTGAGCCAATTACGAACAGTAGATTCAGGCTCATTCATTCTTTTCGCAATAGCATTAGTTGAAAGCCCCTTATCCTTCAACCTTTGTGCAGTCGCAATATTAGACGCTGTTCTTGCATTCTTCTCGATAGACTTACGAGCTCGCAACGAAGAAATAGACATTCCAAATCCATCAGCAATTTGCTTCTCTGTCATTCCTTGCGCCTTAGCGTGGGCAACAGCATCCAAGAATGTCATGTTACGCTGATTTTCTGTGTGATCAGGATTACCCTCATTCTTTGTGTTATCTACATTACCACCAGAACCCCAAGGATATCTGCCCGAATGACGCGGCGTTCCATAATGACGCAGATATTCCTCTTCAGTAATTTGCACGATTCACCCCCTTAAAGATCAGAAGCCTTCATCGCTTCGATTTGTTGGTCAAACTCCACAATCTTATCCATGATCGCAACAATGGTTTCAGGATATGGTTCAAATATCTTGATTTCATCTCTTTGATAAATACGGAGTTCGACTTCAATATCGAAAGGGTTAACGCTGTATTCTAAACAAAACAACGCAGCATACACTTCAAGCTGATGTTCAGATGTAGGAGATATACCAGTTTTCAAATCATGGATCCTCAATTTACCACGACGAAAACTGATTGTGTCTGCGCAACCAAAACAATTATCAGAATAATATAGAGGTTGATCGCAGACCATTCCAAACCCAATTGCATCATTCACATATGTAGACAATGCTTTATTACCTCGAGATAACTTGACACGAAGTCGAATAGCTTCATGAGCCAAGTTGTGAAGATCAGTCCCCCTTCTAGCAGCAGTTGCCGCAATATACCTGGCTTCTAGCTTTTGATCGGTATAATTCAACCAATGATAGTTGCTAGGACTAAGAAATGCGTGCTGACCCAACAACTCCGAATGATTCTTGAAGATCATACAATACATCCTCCTCGATATCAGGATTGATAAAGGAGGCGAAAGACATGTCGTTCAACAAACCAATATAGTGTTCTTGATTAGGTCGCCTTCTTGAGTCGCCGGCCATCTTAACCTCGAGCATTGCCCATCTATCGCTGTACAAAATGAGAATGTCAGGTACTCCTTGAAGGTACGAGGGATCATTCTTGAGGATTACACAATGAGGAAACATCCTTCGCAACTTCTTGATTAACTTCGCTTGGTATTGTGCTTCATGCATGCTCTGACCTCGCAAAATTGTTAATCTCGAAAATGCATACTGTTCCTATTCATTATAATCGATGTTTTTTGCACCGGTTCATATATATTCGAAAATTTGCCCAGTTGGGAACAAACTTGTGCGGTTACTCTGATGATAAATCATCCTCTTAATATCGGCTGCAAGTAGCCCATTCTCTATGGCCGCCTCAATTATGTTAGGATATAATCTATTCTCAGTAATCTCTCGAATAGGCCCAACATAGTACCAATCATAGACTTCGCTGAATTGCCTACAATATCTCCACGCAAACCAACGAGGTCTCCATTCGATATTGAGATAATGAAGATTCTCACGGTTGTTATCCAAGAGGATGGGGGTATCAAATATCAAAGTCTCTCCAGGAACGAACGCAGAGGCCACTAGAAGCTTCACAGAGCGACGATATTGCTTTTTATGGGAAACTAGGCCTACAGTCAATTCTCCGAGCTGATTCGGGCTTAAAACCATCTCTCTGCCCGTTCTGTTGTTGAATACCCTACCCCAGTCTGTTATGTCATAATCCGGGAATTCTGGGATTGTAACGCTTCTTTCTTCCATTTTTCCTCCTTTCCGTCATTTCTTGGCAAATGTACAAATAATAGGCCTTCAAAAGAGTCTATAGTATGCGCGCCTATCGTATATACTTTTTCCTTGGAAAAGATATATGATAGGTTATTTCTCCCCTTAGACCTTAAGTAAAATATAAATAAATGCCAAGAAGGGTAGTTTCCCCAGCTCAGAGTATTGGCAAACGCTTGGCAAGGGGTTGGCAAATAATTTTGCTCTGCCAAGATTATAGAGACCTCGCCCATTCGCCTTCATTGAAATTCTTCTTTTGAGCTAAAGATTCCGTCACTTTTTTGTCGATTGCCGCCCCAGAAACCAACAAATATATATAAAGGTCACCCCATTTTGTGTCCAATCTGTCTATCCTACCCTGACATTGTATATAGTTTTTATACGAATATGTGAGAGAATAGAGCACTATTGCATTCGTTTCAGTGCAATTCCAGCCCTCAGAACCGCTCGTATACTGTACCAAATACACCCATTTCTCAGTATCAGGC